TCTCGAGCACCAAAGGTACCCGGATCATGGTCTCGAGCACCAATTGTGTCAGAGCGTGCGCAATCTGATGCATATATTGGCCATGTACGACGATAATACAACATTACAGGGATTGATTGATTATAATTTTTGGAAAGATCAACTGGGGATCAGTTCACCTGCTGCGTCGACGAGTTGAAGTAACTCGGTCATATGTGGCAATAGTTTATGGTCGTACTTCATTAAGAGGTCGTTCATTCGATCTGGTGTCCATTTTGGACTAATCTGTTGAAGTATCATCAGATTAGGAAATTCGAACTTGACCATACAACTGCCCGTCATCGGATGACAGAAAAGGATCGATGGATGAGTGCACTGATACCATTCCATGAGTTCCGGAATTGAACTGGGATTGAACTCGACCACAAAAAGGATATACATGGATTCAAGTATCTCCATATTCGCGGGGGTATTGAGAAACTGGACGATCTTGTTGCTCACGAAATTTTCCGGGTCCAGGAAAAGGAGAATGATTGTGCGAGGATTTTCGCGAGAACGAGCCATCTTACGACATTCGTCCCATGTTCTTCGAAACATATGTTGTCGGAGGCGACGTGTATCAGTAAGGTAGACGGATTGAGCATTAATCTGGCTGACCGATGGGGCGGAGACTGGCATAGATGTCAACTGTTCGACTCGGACTTCGTCGGGTACGCGGACGTCGTCTTCTTTGGACTCACTGGCACCGCCAAGCAGTGCGGTGGCAGTGCGGTCAACATCCATATCGTTCTCAATAAGAGCGGTGTAGATTTCATCTTCGGTCAAGTGGGGAAAAGCGGAGAGTAGAGCTTCCATGTCGATGAGTAAGATAAATCCACTATCATTTTTTCAGATAAGATAGTATAGATAATATACGATGGAATGGTTGCCACTCATGATCGGAGGTTTTGCACTGGGAGCGTCCTATATGGTCAACGATGAATCCGGGGCACAAGATGCCATTTATGTGACCTCAACCGTGGATCAACGACAATATCTTGTCCGCAATATGCCGGACCGGGTCGAAGCTGCCGATAAGATGGCCCGTATCAGGGCGAAACTTGTTCGAGTTGTGGAAAGTATGCGAGACACGAATGGCGACGATGCCCGAACTCGCCAAATGGTACGCAATTTCAACCCAGATGTCTTGGTCGAAGCTGCCAGAACTAGTAAATACACGTCGTATTCGATCAATAAGGGGGAAAAAGTGGTGATGTGTTTGCGGTCTAGGGACGATCATGAGGCTTTAGTGGAGGACAATATGTTGACCTTCGTGGCACTGCATGAATTGGCGCATATTTGCACCGCATCAGTGGGACATAATCAAGAGTTTTGGCGCAATTTCAAATGGATCTTACAACATGCGGTGTCGATCCAGGTTTACACTCCAGTCGATTACAGCAAAAATCCACAGGAGTATTGTGGTATGCAAGTGACCGATTCCCCATTGACAAATCCGGCACTTTAATGGGTTGATTGATTCGTTCTTATTTCGATGACTATAATAATGTATATCCCTCATCACATTCTATTTGTTCCATTTACGGTCCATTATATCCGTAGAGGACAAGATCATCCGGATCATCTCATTTTCATCGGTAAACATCGATTCCAGCAACATCGGGCACTTTGGACCAAAATCAATCAACGGGAATATTTGACAGTTGACGACAATGCAACATTAGAAACAACCGGTATTCATCTGCCGGAACATGGTCGAATCCGTATTATACCGGATCTGATACTGTTGGATGACACTGTTCAAACAATTGCGTTGAAAATTTTCTATTACTGGTCAGAACCGACCGATAATATCTGGATTCTTCCCCAAAACATGTTGTTATGGATCAGTGACGATGATGGGAATACGAAGATACTGTCACCGTATTGGACAGCGATGCAGCCGAAACCTTTGCTGGCATATTCGCGACCCACATTTGACCCCCATTTTATCAATGCAAGCGGTGATTTCATTCTCAGTGATACAATGATTGTCAATCATGAAAAAGATATCATTGGAGAACATTACATCACACGAGAACATCGATATGAACTGTTTGTGGCCAATATGATCGATGAAGTGGCGTATTATCGCAAAATGATAGGAGTCCGCGCAGTTGAAAAGAAGATGTTGAACGGACATTATCGCAAAATATGGCCAGGATTCCAATTTCCAGTCACTCCGCAAAATGCTCAACAACTTTATCGACAAATCAAACCGGTTATAATAGCGGAAGCAGTTCGACAAGATATCTTATCATCGGTCTATGCTACCAAAGTGTCGAGTTCAGAAGAAGGAATCCAACTCTATCCCCGCATTAATCGAATCCGTCTTCATATGGACTATCCGCATTCATTACGACATTTCGACATGTTAGCCATTTGGGATTATATTAGGAAACATTTATCGGCGGAATACATTTTCGTCAAATATCATCATTCGATATGGGAGTTTCCGTATCCGGTCTATTCACTTTGGTCGGAGGCGATTGCTCAACATATGATCAATGAGAAACAGTTTATCGAAGAGTGGGTCAATTTGACAGAATTGAGCAGTGAACAGTTCAAAAACAAACACGCCATTATCTTGAAAGTCCTCAACTATCAAGCCGAAAACGAATACCACTTCGCCAATGTCAAGATCTATCAAGATGCTACTATTCAGATTGACATATCTTTCAAAGAGAACATTCAGGACATTTATCCGATTATCTCGACAACGATCAGTAGGATAAACACACTGTTGACGAATATAGGACGCATTGTTCTCAATGGTCACGGATGGCGACAGATCTCCTTTACTGTCGATGATCAAGGTTTCGAACTCAGTCCAACTCTGCGGATCATGAACATCGATTGTAATCGCAATTTCCTCGACAATATAACAATTCGGGATGTGCTCAAATATATGCCGCTTTTCCCCAATCATATCAAACAAGCTCCCCAATTCGAAAAAGAAGGAAAGATATTTTTGAAATATATCCGAGTCAGTCGATTCGAAGACACCGATGAAATCACCGACAAATTGATCAAACTGTTGGAACAAGGACAGTTCTCCGAACAAGATATCGTACTCTATCTCTCCAACAAATACGGAAGAGCGATTCCCGATATCTTAAACATCTTGAAAAGGGTCAAAGCCCGTATGTTTGCAACTGGTGGAGATGGTCCAAAGAACTGGTTACATTCCGGAATCCTGATGTCTTTTCAAAACGGGAAATACGAGATCAAGTTTTCCAAAGATTTCATCTCACTCTTCTATTCCAACATCTTCGCCATCTTGTTCAAAGATCTCATTATCCATCCTGAGAAATATCCCGCACTTCAACAGTTGAAACATCTGTCTTCCCATGTTATCGGTGCCGAATCCATCTTCCATCTGCCCACAATTGTCCAAGATAAGCAAGATGCTGAAGCCGATGAATATGAACAGTTGAATTCGCTGACGCCGTCGTCGAACAAAGGTGTCGATCAGTTGTCACAGTTTGACAGGGAGTTGCGCGATATCGAGGGTGATGCTGCTGCACCTGCTGGACAGGCAGTGGCGGATATGAAATTCCGATCAAACATGTCGCTTCATGAAAGGTTACGACTGGGTAACAAGTATCGCGAGGCGAGAGGCGAGACCTTGAATAAGAATTTGGGTAAGGATATTCGGCCGAAGTGTGACGACTACAATCCGGAATTGAACACTTGTGCCGATTTCTGTAATGACAACAATTTCAAATTGCGCCGATTGTTCCGCAAAGATCCTCAGATGTTCACGCTTGCCAACAATCTCAGCTATTCTCGCAGTTGCCAGCCCGTTTTGCGTCATCCGTTTGTCATGGATGCCGATCCGATGAAAGATCCAGATGTGCCAGCGGGAGCGATTGCCGATTCGATCTATTTCGGGACGAATCCCGATGCCGGTCACTTCTATTCATGTCCGCGTGCGATTGATCTGATTACGATGAAACCGATACTGTTGACGGATATCAAGAATCCACAACAGCGGGTTACACGGAAAAGGTTCGATAAATGTGTGATCGGTATCAATCGACACACAAATAATCCAGTTGTCGTCTTCGCCGATGTGGATATCAACAAAGATGGTCAAATCCTTGTAAAGACGGAATACCCTTATATCGGATTCTTGAGTTCAGTGAAGACGAAGAACGGTGGATGTGTCCCAGCGTGTTTCAATAAGCCACAGTTGTCGAAGACGTTGTATGTTCAATGTATGGGCAACGATGCCACTGGACTAGCAAGTAATGACAAACAGACGGATTATATTTTCCGTGAAGATCAAATCCCTGTCCGCCTTCCTGGACGATTCGGCGCTATTTCGCTGACACTTGCCCGGAAATTTGGTAATCGTATCCCTGCCGGAATGTTGCATCATCAATCGTTCGGATATGTCCGCAAAGGTGTTAATCAAACAATCCCGTTTCAAAGTTATATGGAATCCATCTTGGATATTTTCAATCATACGGTTGGATCCTGTACGAAATTTGATATGATTGATCATATTTCAACCTATTTCGAAAAGAATCCCGGAGTGTTCGCAGTGTTGAACAATGGTGATATACAACGCCAGTTCGAGACAGTGACAGCGTATTTAGCGTATTTGCGGCAAGACAATACGGAGATCGGTCCGATTCATTTACAAGATCTGTTGTCCCGCAACTGTTTATGGGAAACCGGTGTCAATATCATCGTCATCACATATGAATCGATCTTGTTGCCATCTCATATGTCACTGCGTCATATCTCTTATGAGAAACCGACGATATTGCTGTTGTATGAGAACAACATGTATTACGAACCGATATATTACATTTTACCGGCAACGGATGAGTCTTCACAGCATTTATCGGCGCCGCTATATTCGGCGAAAGAGCGAACCGAGATTCGCGAACTGATCGATGTCATTGTGGCGGAATCGGGTAGTTACTACGATCTCGATTGGGAACGGAAATTGCGGACACAAGAGCGCGCAATAGAACATCCGTTGTATCGTGTCGCCAGCATGTTACCGCCAACTATCGAACAGGTTTACAGTCAATTGGATGATCAGATTGAAGCGCAGCTCGTGGATGAGACAGGGCGAACATATGCGATCTTGTTATCGGATCATGTTATGATACCGGTTGTACCAACTGAACCGATAGAGGGCAAGGCGCAACGTCGAGTTGAACAGGAGTCGATACAGATGGCGACGTATAAGAAGACGGTGAAACGGTTGACAGAGTTGGCGCGTCGTTATCGATGGGCAATTGCGCCGATTTCGAAGGTGTTGGGTGTTGAAGGTGTGTATTGGGATCGTGTTGTCGGTGTATATCTGGACTGTAATCGTATGGTTTTCACCAAACCTGAAGAGATGCGACCGGATTCGTTGCCATATGTTCCGGAACCGTACATGTTTCATCGATATGTTGAACAGCGGACAATTGCCGATGCCACAATTGACACTTATATTGAACATTGGCAGTTCGAACTTGAATCGTATGAACTTTTCCGATACATGATTTCCAAACTTTACAGGATGGATGCAGAGTTCCGAGGACGAATCGATCATCTCATCAACAATACGAATGATAGTCCAATGCAGGAGAAGGATGCGGAGATGTCGCGGATTATCGGCGCAGTTTATGACAGGAATGTTGTGGAAGAGTCAGGGGCGAAATGGTTGCCACTGACGCCGTACAGGGTTCCGGCAGTGCGAGTCCATCCGTTTAGCGAGGATTCGTGTAAGGAACATCCTCA